ATAACCAACTACTCCACCAGTTACATCATATGAGACAAATTCAACATCTGAAAAAGCACTTTTAGCTACACTTACAGTATGTACTTCTTTACCCATGATAGCATCAACTGCTGCAGATGCTCCTGAGCCTCCAGTATCAGTTTCACTAAAGATAACATTATCACCAAATTGATAACTATGACCTCCTGTTACAATTCCTACACTCTGTATTTTACCTTTAGTTGTAGATTTTACTCTTGTAAGTTGAGGTTGAATTTTATATGATTCGGTAATGAAATCATATGAAGTATCTTCTGAAATTAAATTATATGGAGTAGTAACTCTTAATGGTTTAATTACTTGATTTCTATACTTATTAAAATCAATTACTTTTTGTGTAGAATTTGGATTAAAATTAAATCCATTAGGTTTTCCATAGTATGTCTGACCTACAATATAAGGGAATACTGGTTTTCTAAAATACTTAAAAGGTGGAACAGATTCTATTGTATTGGGATTGATAGTTGTAAAATATGCATAAGTTCCATTTGGATATTCTGGAGTAACTCCAAATCTACCGTTATGCTCATCCAAATCCCCTAGACCACGACTATACTCATAATCATTAACAAAGAACCCTGCAGGATAAATGGAAGCACTTGGTCTATGTTCTATATTATCATTAGGATCTTTATAACTAGATCTCAATATTCTAGCAAATCCTCCCTCTGGAGTTGCATATCCATATGGACCGTATATTGGATATCCATCATACGACCATCCTATTATCGGAGAATGATTAGTAGCAGTTACCTCTACCCCATTACTAAGAGATAGATCATTAACAAAAACATCTTTACCATCTACTTGCTTTACACCATAAACTGTTTGTCTAAGATCTCTTGGAGCAAAAGCATGAGTATATTGAATTTCATATTCTGAATTTAAACCATTAACAAAAACACCATCATCTTTTTCAATTTTTTTAGTTTGTATTAATCTTTCAACATTATTAATATTCCAAGATTTAGGGTTTGATTTAAACTCAGCACCTTTACCTGATGGTGTTACATTAACAACAGATTTTCCTTGTTCATAACCCAATCCAGGAGAAACAACTCCAACATCACTAATAGTTCCATTAGACATTATAGGAACTAATACTGCTCCTGTACCAACTCCAGATATATTCAAAGTTGGAGGTGTATTGTATTGTGAACCTGGATTTAAAACATTAACTTTAACAATTCTTCCTTGATTAGTAACTATATCTAATTGTGCTTCTTTTCCAGTAACTGTATTAAATTCTGGTTGTCTATTATAATTAATAATATCAGAAGATCCATAACCAACACCACGATCCTTAATAAAGATTGAATCTATACTTCCACGAACTATTGGTTGTACTACAGCATTAAGATTTTTTGATTGATTGCTAAAAGTAGATACTCCTATTACTCCCTCTACCGTAACTGATATTGGAGGATAATTAAATATATGCTCTCCAGAACCAGTTGAATTAAATCCAACATATTGCTCATTATCAAAATAAAATTTAGATAGAGTATCTCCTACACCAACTTCAGATAATTTTATTGTATTATCTGATAATACTTTAACATAATAATCTCCTGCAGAAAGACCTCCTATAGGAACTCCTGATGGTTGATAGTTTATTTTCTCTCCATTAGAGTATCCATGATTTATAATGGTTAGGATATTAGAACTAGTAGTAATTCCAGTGGATTTGACAATAGTTTTATTATTACGATATCCAGTACCAGCATTTGTTACGTCAATAGAACCAATTATTTTTTTCTTATTAGCAGTTTTAAACTTTTGAACACCTACACCATAATCAGAAATAGATATTGGATTATTATTATCAATAGCATCTATTTTAGATTTATGAAGAGTTATTGAAACAGTATCTATAGTTCTTGCAAAATATTTTGCATCAGTTGTTAATCCTGTTATACCTTTTTGATTCTCTGGAGAATAAATTATTTGTTCTCCATTATTAAACAAATGATGGTTTTTAAAGGTAATAATATTTTCACTTAACCTAACACCATCCAACTTATCCGAAATAAAATCTCTTTCCCAACCAATTTCCTTTATCTTAGCAACAGCTTTTGCACCAATACCATTACCTCCAGTAATTTTTATAGTAGGAGTATCTACATAACCAAATCCTGTATTTACAAGTTCAATTCTTTTGAAGTTTCCATTAACACGAGTAAAAACAGATACTCCAGTTCCAACTGCGTCTTGTATATCTAAAAGTGGTGGATTTATTACATCAAAATCTTCACCCCTACTAAGAACATCAATTCTCTGAATTGGTCCACTAAAAATATAATCCTCAGACTTATAATTACTAATTTCTACACCATTAACTAAAATACCAGTGTTACCTCCTACTGGAGTTTGAAACTTTTTAAAAGAACCCGTTGGTGAATTAATTTGCCTAATTAAATTTTGAGAATTTAATTTTTTACCTGCAAATAAAGATAATTCGAATTTATTATCTACAACTGTTCCACTTAAAGAAACGAATAAATTACCATTAATATCAGATCTACTTTCAGAAATTTTAATATTATTTTCATCAATCTTTTTAACATAATATATTTTTTCATCAATATTAAGTTTATTAGTACCAGAACCAGCAACGTATGTTATAGAATCTCCAGTAAATAATCCATGATCTTGAATTTCTATATCAGTGCTATCATTAAAAGTCCCTGAAAATGTAACAGATCTATCTGTTGTTGATATGGGTTCATCTAGATAGTTTGGAATCGAAGGAGAAGCAACATAATAAGATTGACTATCCACATATACGTTTTGAACATTTGCATTTTGTTCATTTAACTCTGGATATTCTATTGCTTCAACTTTAGATAATGATTTTCTTATTTTGCTAACTTTTGATATATCAACTATACTTTCTGTTTGAATATAAAATGTTTTTGCATTCAATACTGAAATAATAACTCCTTTCTTTTCAGTACTATCATTTAATATAATTGATCCATTATCACCTCTATTAAAGATGTTATTATCTTTAGTTGTAATAGAATAAACGAAACTAGCATCGTTTATAGTCTCTATTCCTTGTATATTGTAAGTAGGTGAGATATTGAAAATCCAATTATTTCCAAATTGACCTATTACGTTACTTCCAAGAGTTTTTACTCTAATAGTATCGTTAACTTCACTATAAACGACTGGTGACGAATATTGAAGATCATTTAAAACACCAGTTACTTGAAAAGTAATTGCACTAGTACTTACACCAAGATATCCATAAGCATTATCATTAATTCTTATTGTTTGCTTAGAATCAAGATCTTGAGTAATCCCAGAACATCCATAAAATTGATTTAATGATTTTGAAGTATATTTAATATTAAAAGTTGTACCATTAGTATGATCTATAGATAAACTTCCTGATGTAGAAAATCCAATCGTAGAATCAACATCAAGAACACTAGAACCAGCAGAAACTGATGTTATAATTTTTGTTGAAGGATGAATTGAAAAATTTCCCAATCCAGTAATATTATTAGTATCAAAATCGTAATCTAAACTTAATCTATAATAAGTCTCACCACCTCTATCAATTTTTTCAACATTATTTACAGATGCTCTTGCTCCATTGATTATATCAGAGAAATCTTGAAATATTGTCTGATTAATCAAATCTTGAGGATTTCCCTTAATTGCTTTTACAACTATTTGCTTAGATACTCTATAATCAGCATCTGATGGAGTAAAAAGAAAATCTCTTGGTTTAACTACTTCAACATCCTTACCATAAAGAGCACGGAACAATATTTCAAAAGAATCATCCGTTCCCTTTGATGAATAGAAGTCTTTTGATTGTTTTAAGAAAAGACCTTTGTTAATATCACTACTTAAGGATCTATCATCAAATCCAGGTGCTATTTGTTTCTTAAGTTTATTAAAAAACTCCTTAAGGAATAAAACACTTAAATTATTAACTACTTTTCCTGAAGAATGAGTTGAAATCCCACTAGTTGAGAAAACAAGCTCATCTGGATTATTATTACTTCTAAATGACGTAATTCCACTAAATCCTCGTACACAACCAGTAAAAGAATTAGTAGTTATTCCTGTATATGTAATAATCTCAGAATCTATCTCAATTAAACCATAACTCTTAGGAAATCCTAGAGTAGAATCAACATTTATCGTATTATCAGAAACTCCTACATTAACTGAAAGATTAGTAGAATCAGTAAGGTTTGTTAAATTATCAACTTTAACATATTGATCAATATTCTTAACAATATCTAAAGTCGATCCTTGACCTTCTAAAGAAAGGTAATATTGCTTTAAAAAGTCACCAACTAGTGGATGATCACTCCTAACGTAACTAGGAAGTTGATTATCTACTAAAGAGCTGATTTTTACTCTGGATTCTACTGACATTTTATATTTTTAAAACTTAGTAACGGGATGATGTAGAGGAAACTGTTCCTGATTGAGTAATATTTGGACTCCCTAAGATATATCTATTCAAGTTTAAGGAGGGGTCATTTCTTCTAACAATAGATCCACTAGAATAACTAGAAGTTGTTGTATATAACGTTCCTGAAGGGTTAGCTCCAGATGCAATATTATCTTCCAACATATTTAACCTACTATTACTTATGTCTAATTGTAGGTATAAATCTTGCAAACCAATCACATCATTTGATATTGGGCAGGTAGAAACTTCAATAATATGCTCTCCTTGAATTGATTTATCAGTATTAATGATGTTTATAGGATTAATCATAATCTCACCTTTTATATAATCAATACTACCAGCATAATCTCTTACCACTGCTGCTTGATTATTCTCATCTAACTTAAATAACGCGATTCTTCCATATCTAGAAGATGGACCGTACATAATATTACCAGGAACATCTGTAAAATAAAGAGTTTCTGCTATTCCCCTAACATTAAAACCAGATGATTTGATATTATAACCATATTGATTTTTAACGTAAAACGGGTTTCCAAAACACAATTCATATTCAGCAGTTTGATTTAACCTTGCTCTCATATCTCTTCTAATATGAACCGTAGTAATATTAGAAGTTATTGCATCATGACTAGAATCTATTATATTTTGGAATTTACTATATTTGAATTTAGCCCCATACTTATTTAACTGCGTCGAATTGGCATAAGTATTGACATTTTCGGATATAATTGTCTTTACAGCATTTGCACTATTAGCTAAATTGGGATTATAATATGCTGTAGTATGTAATTCAACGTAAAGATACTTAAGATCTTGAATATGTGGGACAATTCCAGCAACAGAGTACTTTCTAAGTGTGTTTTTTAGGTTCTGTTTGATCGATGTTGGTACATAAGGACCATAAAATGGTTTTATAGTGATAAAAACCTTACCGTATTGAGGTGGATTTAGTTCTTCACCTCCAAAAACGGAAACAGATTGAGTTTCTGGGTAAATTTTAGGTATAAGTGCTTCATAATCAGCAGCAGTTACTGCTCTATTTTGAGAAGCATAGATTCTAGGAGCATATTTTTTAATTGAGTCAACAGATTCAATATCTTTACCACCTTGAGAACCTGTATTTGCAGTAAGTAATGAAATTCCAGTACTTATCAAATTATTGTTATTATCAACGATTCTACCAGCATAGGTAAAAGAAGCAACTCCATTACCAGATGGTCCATTTGTCTTTGTATATGAAACTTCGATAAAATTTAAATCTTCAAGTTTTTGTCCAAATACTCCATCTCCAAAAATCAATTCATATCTTTGATCTTCAATTTCTTGAATAAAGAAGACTTTAGAAGTAGAAGTAACATCTACAAGACTATCATTAACATTATATTTTACTGAAGAGGTGCTAGATTGAGTACCTCGTACTGAAACACTAATTGTTGAGGTATCAATATCAGAATTTGGAAGAATGAACTTCTGTTTTACGTCATTTTCGTTAAAAGTGAAATTATTTGTTAAAAACGTACCTTCATATATGTCAATATTGTTAAAAACTGCAATTCCATTGACTACAGGAACCGTAATATCGTCTGGAATCGTAAAAGAGTAACTTTCACTGCCAAAAGTTGATGAAGAATTAGCAAATAGTCCTTTTTTTATAGTTAAAGAGACTGGATTTGTTGAAAAATTAGTAGTATTCACCAAAAAAGAGATTTTTGCGGTAGAACACTTTCTTGAAGTAGGTAAATATCCAATATTTCGTGCTAATGCAACTACATTTTCCCTTAAAGTTGCACTATCGATGAAAACCTCATTACTAACCATGTTAGCATTGTATGAGGAGATGTATGTATTATAGGCAAGAACGTCAATTACCGTTGAAAGATTGGATCCTTCAAAATCATAGTCTGTAAAATTAGAATTTGCTCTCAGATAATCCTTAATAGAGACCTTTATCTGATCAAAATCTAAATTTGTAAAGTTTACTAGTGGCATTATCGTGTCGGTTGTAAGGCAAATGATAATTGTTGAGGATCAAGTTCAACTCCTATAATATTATACTCAATAATCACGTTAAAAGTGTTGTTATCATAGTCTGGATTCACTTCAATCTTAATAACTTCGACTCGTGGTTCATAATTTTCAATAGTAAGTTCAATTTCTTCCTTAATTATAGACGCAGTACCTGCATCAATGTTCTCAAAGAGTGATCTTGATACTTTAGAACCTAGATAGGGGTTAAAAAACCGTTCTCCAGGATAAGTAAGCACTAAATTCCTGATGGAACGTGCAATAGCTGTTTCATTTTTAATAGCAATAAGGTCTAAATTGATTGGATTAAGCTTGAATGACAAACTTAAGTCCTTAAACCCTTTACTTACCCTTTCTAAAGGCATAAAAGTACCTTAACTTACTTATTTATTAGTATGATTTTGACTATTTAGCAATAAAAAAAGCACCTTAGTAGATGCTTTAGTAAATATTCTATTTTCCTTGTCCTCGGTATCTCTTTTTTGCCTTATTTCGACTCGTTGCTGCGTATTTGGTATGTTTCCCAAACCCTTGACGACTTTTCTTAGGGAGAGATTCGATCCATACGTCCCCTCCCATTGATTTTTTAATTGCCATAATAATAAAATACTAAATTACTCGTGTTTTTTCATGACCTACACGTATACGAGGGTCACACCAGATCTTGTAGTCTTTCTCAATAGCATCTAAACAGAAAGATACATCCTCTCCACACATATCTTGAACACTACCTGATTCAAAGACCTGCATCTTAGGAGCAAACCAAGGATATTCAAGATTCTCGAATACACCCTTCTTAATAAGCACCCAACCAAAACCTGTGTAGTCTACGGTAAAAGGTTTCTTCCTTCTTTCCATAGTCTCACCTGTTTCGTGATTCATAACTCCACCGTTCTTGCGGAAATCATCTTCCTCTAACCAGTGTGCAACTGAGGTAGTCTTGCCATCCTCTGTCATATACCAACCTGCTGTGATCTCTTTTTCATCACCTTCAGCAGGAACTGCAAGATCTACTAGTTGCCAGAACTTTTCTGTGTTGAAGACAA